TGAGCCGGAGGAACAACAATCCGAAGCGATTGAGGAAACTCCCCAGTCGGAAGAGATGGTGGCAGCAGAAATCAATGAAGAAGTAGAAGCCGCCCTCTGGCAGGAGATTGAGGAAGCCCGCGAACAGGAGCAATTCATGGAGGCGCAGGACACAGACGAGGCTCTGGACGTACTGAACGATGAGAGCACATTGAACGAGCCCGTGACGGACGTGGAGCCGCCCGCCGAAGCCCCGGCACAGGAATCGGACGCTCAGCCCGCTGAGGCGAAAACAACGGATATAGTAGAAATCAAGCTCGCCACATACAACGTGAAAAAGGCCGGACAAGCCCCGATGGCCATAAACGCCGATAACAAGAACATCCAACTGGAACCCGGCGACCAGCTTCTGAGAATCTACAAAGGCATACTGATTGAGGTGAACGTACAAGCCGATGGATACGAATGGCAAGGCACCGTGTACCCGACCCTGACCCACATCAGTTGGAAAGCCGCTGGCTACCAGATAGGCGGTAACGCATTCTTCGGGCTACCCAGCAAGCCTCGCAAAAAGGCTTAACCAAAACGAGAACCCCAGCGAAGATGCCGGGGCTTCTCCTTGCTGCGGGATATTTGCCCGCTAATGAGTTTCAAAGAGAATCCGCTCAATCTCATCGGGTGGCAGATTGAGCATATTGAGCAACCTGTTCATGTGGGTATGCGAGACCCCTATTTGCTTTGCGAATTGACTTGTTGAGCCATATTGCCCGCTGGTGAGATATTCTTCGAGAATCAACGCATTTGCCATCTTGATTGCCCTGTTTGTCGGCACTCCCATCTGTTTACGCTGAGCCACGATGTCGTCCAACTTTGTCCGCATCCTCACGATGCGAACATTCTCGTCATTACGCTCAAATAAAATGGGGATGGAAAAATCACAATGCGCATTATACGCTACAGTCCCCGGTAATTCATTGTCGGCAGGATCCGGCAACAATATTTCCGATGGTGGGTCAATCTGCTTCTTGGCTTTCCCCTCTGGATTGAGCTTTATCGAAAAGTGAGCTTTTGATTTCTTCATTGTGTTATTCGAGTCCTTTCTTGAGCGTTACATCGAGCTGCTCTCCGTTGTCATTCACTACTATGCTTTCGAACATAGCCTGAAACACCCGCCCGAGCTCTTCCGGGGTTGAGTCTGCCAAGGCCGTGTTGATGCTATACAGGGCATCTGCGAGAATCCCGGCATCATGCTCCGGCATTTCTCGTACGAGTGAAGCGAGTAGCTGAGGATTGTCCCGGAAGTTGACGATATACTGTTTGAGCAAATCCTCAATCTGATTTGCTCCGAAATGCGGACTCGGACATCCGTTCAGATAAGTGCGTTTATTGGCCACGCAACTGTAGTATCGGCGCAGCAGTCCGTTTTTCACGGTGTATGTTCCTACATACTCGCGGCCACACTTCCCGCATTTGAGAATCCCCTTCAGGGCATAATGAACTTTCTTCTCCTGTCTGCTTTTACCGTTGCGGAGCTGGCGTGCTTCTTCATTGCGTTGATTGACTTGTTCAAAGGCGTTCTGGTCAATGATTGCCTCGTGAATCCCCGGTATCAGCCCATTCTCTGTTTTAATGTATCCGGCGTATACGAAATGCGAGACGATGCGCTTCACCGTCTGGCTATTCCACGGCACATCCTCCCCTGTTTTCGCATTCTTGATGTAGGGGCGTTTTTCGTCATTTAGTTTGCGAGCTATGCGAACCGGCCCGATGTCCTGCAGATACATCTCAAAGATGTAGCGCACCGTAGCTGCGGCTTTGGGCTCAATCACCAGTTTCTTATCCTGCCAGACATAGCCAAAGGGCGCTTTACCACCGACCCATCTGCCCTGTGATTTAGCTGCATTGATTTTATCTTTGAGACGTGCCCGGATAATGGCAGCTTCGTAGTCTGCAACCACGGCCATCATGTTCATAGAAAGCTTACCCTCGGGCGTATGTGTTTCGATTGACTGGGTTGCGCTTATGAATGCCACGTTGTGCTCATTAAACTCCTTCATGAGCGTGGTAAAATCGCCCAGATCTCGGCTAAGACGGTCCAGCTTGTATACCACCACGCAATCAATGGCTCCGGCTCTCACCTGCTGGCGAAGCATGTTGAGCTGGGCTCGGTCTACTGTTGTTCCACTTACGGCAGCATCCACAAATGAGCCTACGAATACCCATCCGTCATTCTCGTGACGCTTGATGCACTCCAGACACATATCTAGCTGAGCATCTAGCGAGTTATATTCTTGGTCAAGCCCCTTTGCAATCGATTTGCGGGTGTAGATAGCGCAACGTATTGTTTTAGTTGTTTCAGTCATGTCTTGGTGTTGATGGTAGATTAAAGAAGTAGTTTCCACTCTTGCGGTAGCCGCAAATCTTCCATGCGATGGAAGTCAGGTTGTCGTATTTCACGCCCTCATAGGCAAACATGTTCTTACCGATTACTGTCACCTCGTGGACTTTACCTTTAAAGTTCCGCCGGATTACCGTGCCTACCGGAAGATTGCATGCGGGACTATTAGCGGTGTTCTCCTCGGGGAATGAGGTGTCAATAATTTCCATCGGCTTTACATTGAACTTCTTGGGTCGAAGTCGGATAAGCGTCTCGTCGGCAATGTCTCTGGCTCTTCTCATGGCTCGTTCTGATATACCTCCGTTGATGATGGTATTGATACGCCAAGTAAGGCGTTTAATCAGGAATTGCCGATTCCGAGTAGCGTATGGCATATTGCCAAAGAGGAGAATCCACTCTCTTCTGAGTTCTTTCACGGATTTCTCCTGTAATGCAGCGATTCGTGCTTCTGCTTCCTCCGGCGTGAACGTCAAGCTGGGTTTTGTTGTTTCGTTTTTCTTCATATTAGTGACTGTTAAAAATTGTTACCTTGCTTATCCTGAGCCCGGAGGCATAGCGAACGAGTGAATACAAACCTCGGATTGTCTAGCATGCGTTTGATAATCGGAGCAATGCGTCTGGCCAGCTTGTCGTATGTCTGTGACCGCTTGTCGGGTTTTATCGGGATGCGTTTTCTGCGTGCTCTAACCATTGTTACCTATTAAGGGTTAAGTGTTAAGTTTACCCTATAATGTAGCACAATTAAGAAAACGAGTCCAGAATATTTTTAATTTAACTGCATAAAAATTAACGCTTTACAGCTCTCACGGTACTTGGCCGAACAAACACGATATTCGGGTTTGCCAACATGCGCCTGAGGATGGGGGCAAGCGCTTTCGCCAAGCCCTCATATTGTTTGGAGCGTCCGACTGGCGCCATGTCAATTTTCTTCTTCATCTTTGAAAAATGAGGAGAGAGCCGGGGATGATGCGTACTCACCCCCGGCTCGGGTTTATACCGCAATTAACCGATGGAGGTCACGAACTTCACAAAGTCCGCATCGTGACGTCCGATGTTCCGCAGTACAGGCACAAAGACGCTGTTGCGGTTAATCTTCTCACGCTTGGTGGTCAGCATCCACTTGCCGTTGAACAAGCCATCACGCAGACCAAACTTGGCTGCGGTAAGAATGTTCTTGCCAGCTTTGCCATAAGCCACACCACGCAGACTCCAGACCGCAAGGGCGTAGTCCTCACCATTGTAGGAGAGAGGGAAAGCCCCCTCTACACCAGCCGGAGCCTTTACGATGATGTTGGCATGCAGCACCGGAACGTAGGTAGGGCGAGTATCGCCTATCCAGTTAATCGTGCCACCAGCAGCATGCACCTCGTCCAGAGTATCAAACACCTTGGGGCGAGCATCTTCATCGAATCCAAGATTCTCGATAAACTGCTTGCGGGCAGAAAGGACGGTGATTTCGACCGGGGTGGAGCCGTTGCTCAGCACGGTTTCCTGATTCAGTACAATCTGACCGGGCGTGAACAGCTCTGCCAGATTCCCTACGCCCTGCACGAGGTTGAGGCGGGGGATGGTGATGTCTGACGCATCAATATCGCCGACCACGGAGCCCATGAGCGGAGCAGCCGGAGAAATGGCGGTAGTGGTTGCGGTCGGAGCGGTTGCCGGAGTTGCCTCGGCACTTATCTCGTATGCTTTGATTTTTCCCATTTTTATTGGTTCTATGTTGTTTTAGTTCTTTGTCGTTGAATCAGATGCGCTTGAGGAACTTGCTCGAAGCGCCCTGGGTGATGATGCCATCCTCCACGAGTTTCGCGATGAGGGCATCCTTGGCTTTCTGTTTCTGCCCACGGGGAGCAGAAACGGAAATCTGGTCACAAAGAGCCTCAATCTTCACATTGCCGCAACAGGCAAGGAACGATTCAAAGCTCACGTTGTCCTTAACTGCCCCATAGGCAGCCAGGGCATCGGAAATGGTCTTACGCGCGGCTCGGTTCACCAACTTGTAGCCGGGGATATTCACACCGTTCGTTGCCATGTCGATGGCATGGAAGCTGACCGATTCAATCCATTCTTTCAGAACCTTGGCGCAGTCGAGGCAATGGGCCATCTGTTCGGGCGAGACGATGCGCGAGGGGTGGAGTTCCTTAGGGATACTCAGCTCAGCGTAGCGACTGGCCAGCGGTAGCGCAAGGCTGCGGAGCTTGGCACAGGTGGCTTGTTTGGAGCAGTAGCAACAATGGATGCCGGGATGCTCCTCGCGGTTGCGAGCGTTGGCACGGCGAATGATGGTGTGGATTCTCAGTCGCATGCGCTCGGTGTCTTTGCGGGTGTAGGTGTGCTTGCTGATGAACTGGCGGCGAGGCTGAACGAAGTGAACGGTCAGTTCTTCCAACTCGGGGAACATCTCAAATACACCAAGTGCGTAAGCGCAGCCCTGGGCATTGGAGTCAGCATGGTCAACTGCACCTCGACCGAACTTCCAGTCCATCAGCAGACCGCTTTTTCCGGCAATGGCCACAAAGTCGGCCGTGCCAAAGGTTAGTCCATCTGCAATGGTGAGTTTAAGCTCGCGGTACAGAGTCGGATTGGAGAGCCTTGCCAGCTCGCCATCGCGATAGTCGCGGCAAAGTCCGCACAGGAATGCCTGTTCTTCGTTGAGCTTGGAATAATCGTCCTTTTCCAGAGCCTCGTGCATGAGCGTACCTTCTTCGGCTGCGGGATTTGTGCCGGAGCGGCCACGGAATGCCGGGCATATTTCTTTGTAGCCCAGGCTGGAGGGGGAATGCTTAGCGTGTTTCGTTTTCATCTTGATTTCTTGTTAGGGGTGAAAATGGAGGAAGTCAGGTCGCCATCGTTGAGCAGGTCGATGTTGGCAAGTTTGTTGGCACAGATATCGGCGGTGTGCTCTTCAACGGTGTCAGCGGCAAAAAGGATTTTCTGTATCGAAGCAGCTCCACCTGCGCGGTGGACTCTGCCGAGCGCCTGGCGCAAATCCTGCGCGGAGAAGCTGGGAGAAATGAGCGACAGCCTGGGGCGTATACCTTTCGGATCGTGTAAGGAAACGCCCACTCCTCCTGCTTGCATATTGGCTATGACCACCGGGCATTCATTGGCTTGGAAACGGTCAATGACCCGCTGACGTTCAGTCGGGCTCTGACCACCGCGCAGAATGGAATCATGAGCGTTAAGTGCAGCCGCCAGATGTTCAATGGTTGCATCAAAGTTCACGAGCAAGACCACGCTCATGCCCTCCTCCACGGCATCCTTTGCCATAGCCACCATAGCATCAGCCTTGAGCAGCTCAATCTCCTGTCGGGCGCGAAGTTGAATGGTAAGGGCGGTTACGCTGCGGGCGTTCAGATTGTGAGCCAACGAATGGAGTGTGTCCCGGTCATCATGACGCTGAGCTTCTTTCATCTGACGCTTGAGGTTGTCATAGACTCGCTGGATGGATTTGGCTTTCCCTGTTTCAATGGGAGTAGCCTCAATCATGGTGGCCGGGAAGCTGGGGATATTGGCAATGGTCATCCGGCTCCCCTTGTGATGGAAAATCGATTCGTGAATGCGCTTGAGTGCATCCGGCTCCCCATTGCATTGCAAGCCAAAGAATCCATCCACTACGCCATGCCTACGCGCCCAGGTATAGAAGTCGCAAAGAGCATGGAGCCCCAGAGCAAAGCCCAGAGCTTTCATCTCAAGAGGGTTGCTGGCGGCTGTAGCTGAGCACAGCAGGATGCGGAAATGTTGTCGCCGGGCTGCAATCAGCAAGCCGGAATTGAGTGACTTGAGCCCTTTGCATTTCTGGCACTCATCGAATACAATTAGCGCATCGGCCGGAAGAAGCCACTCAAAATAAGTACCGTGCTTCCGACAGACCGCTTGCTTACCTCTGGTAAGTTGCTCGTAGTTGGTGACAAGTAGGGGTTTTACTCCGAACTTCTCCAACACCATGCGCCAGCTTGGTACGGTAGCTTTCGTTGTTACAACAACTACCGGACAGCCCATTCTAGCACAAAGCGCTGAGCCACAGTATGTTTTTCCTGTACCGGGCTCACTCATATCAATGGCGACCCGGTACAGGCGAAGTGATGTCTCCAGCCTATCGGTGTGAGTTATCTGGAATGGAAGTAATGATGTCATGGTCGGTGTTCAACCAACCAAGAGCTGCGAGAATCAAAAATCCAAAATGTTTTTCAGGATTTTTTCGATTTCACTCATCTTTTTCTCCAACTCATAAAGCGTAAGCCCCAGCTCACGGCAGACGGCTGCCTTTGATACAGCTTTCTTTTCCTGCAACATAAAAGCCTTGCAGATAAGACCGAGTTCTGGAGGAGCTGTTTCCAGCAGCACTGCAACAGCCGAGCGCAGGTGTAATGCCGCTTCGTAGCGAGCCCCTGAGACTTCCTGAATCGCCGCAGCATTGTACCAGCCCACGAGTTTAAGAGCTTCCTGCATCAGCTGTTCGCGATGCCCTTCTTTTCGGCGGTGCGACTTGAGGCTGAACATGAAGTGAGTGAAAAGGAGCTTTTTCAGCTCTTCCTCATCCATGCCAATCAGGTCGCGGTCGATAATATAGTGAGTGCCTTCCATCAACATGTCGTTGTAGAAGTCATCGCTATTCCATTTATCTTTGATGTTCTCGTCATCAAGGAATACCTTGGTAGCAGCACGAGCTGACTGTTCCAATGCGTGGCGGTGAATGCCATAAATGGCATCAATATCAATGTGTTGTATGTGTGTTTTCATGGTGGAGATTGAGGGGCAGCTCAAGCTCCATCATGGGCGAAGTCAAAAATGAGGACGGCAGTCAGCTGAGACGTGTGGGCACAAAAATAGCCGCCAAGGACGCAGATGAACTGCAATCCTCAGCGGCCTGCCCATAATTGGCGCTCAGCTTGGCTGCCGAATTGTGTTAGTCTTCGTTAAAACAAAAGAAGCTGTGGGAGGGACGCATATCGCGCCCCTTTAATCAAAGCGTAATTTAGCCTGTTTCCAGCCAAAGGTTGTCTTTAATCTTGCAATGAAAAGAAGAAGGAACACCTTCTGTATACGAAATTACGATTTGACCGTTCTTAAAGGGGAGGTGACACAGAAGGACAATCAAATCTATCTGCATCTTCGAGAACTCCCCCGATTTCGGTAGTCGTCCAAAAAGCGGTGATTTTTCACTTGCCTTTCGGGAAACATCGTTTTCCACGTTACCCCAGTCGGGGTGACCATCTTTAATGGGCAGTACATAAGTACCAAAGCGGAAAAAACTAAAAACATTCAGCAGATTTATAATCCACGCGGGGAGATTTTTCTTATCTGCCGTAAAGTTTTCTGCGTTGTCTGTAAACTCATCGGCGTTGATTATCACAAGCCCGTTGAGCGAGGTCAGGAACTCCGCAAGCTCTGGAGCTAGCAAGCTGCCAGATTTCAGGAGGACGTCTGCCTGATACAGAGCGTGTCGCTGGACAAGATATGCCACGACTTTTGCATACTTGCGCATACTGTCTTCCGGGGTTTCTCCGGAACCGTCAGATTGATAAGAATTAGGTATAAATTTCATAGACCTATTTATCGTTTTGGGTTTTGTTCTTTGCGAGTTCTGCCCTGTCGAAAGAGATGAAACGAGAAACAGAAAGGCGCCCCTAGTCCTGGAACCCGGGAGCGCCTATTTCTTTTTCTGAAAACTTTAGTGGCACTCCCGGCAAATAATACCGAGTGCTGCCATCTGCATCTTTTCTGCCTCCGTCACAATGGAGGTACACAAGTTCACCATGTTAAGGCTCACGAATCCTTGCGCGATGGACTTCGCCAGAGCATTAAGTCGAACAGGTACAGCAGATATCGGCGCAATAGCAAACTCAACAGGACAGGAGTATTTCCTGCCCCCGCCGATACGGAAATCCGCCGTCCACGATTGAGTCGTGGGCGTATCCTCGGAGGTCTGTGACATGGGTCTTGACATACGTGAATACAACTTGGCGGAACGCCATTCTAGCATTTTTTAAGCGGTCACGCAAGCACAAAAGTGCAGAAAATGATTACCTGTTTTTTTTATTTTTCACAAAGCATTGATAGTTCGAGCGAGACTGGAAATCCAAAATCGAAAAAAACTTTCTAGCGCAGATTTTTTTCTGATTTTTGATTTTCACGGCTCTTGGTTGGTTGACCGGGCGAGAAATGCCCACATCCATCATGATTACACAACCCGACATTCACAAACTTGCGGAGGATATCGTTTCCTCTATTCCATTGCAGACCAAGCAGGTGCAAGGATGGGCCGTCCTTTATAACCTGTGCTCCGAGTCAGATTCGCTTGTTCATCGTAAAATATCAAAGCTGGTTCACAAGGCCGCGCCCCTTGCCTATGATGCCTTGGCAATGAGCGAGAGTTTGGCTTATTTGCAGGAGTCTGCAACCCCGATAGTCCAGTACATCTTGGTTCACCAGATTATGGGACATCGTAGCAAGCTCAAGGAGTACGCGCTCCAAATTCGAAAAATCCTCCTTGAGGACGTTAATATAGCCCCTATCAATTTGCCTCAAGAGCTGGCAGATAGTGACGTTATTCGCTTCTGGATGAAGCGTTATCGAATCAAGCTCGTAAACAACCGAAAGGAGACTAAGTGATGAGCAAGTCCAGTATTTTCTTCCCCGCTCATCAGTTATCCCTTGCCGGGAACCGAGATGAGTTCAGTATTCCTGATTCTCCGCTGGGCAACCTTATCTGCCAGCAGCGTCTGGTCTGGGGTAAGGTCAATGGCGAGATTCAGCCCTGTATCCTGCACCCCGGTATTAAGTACCCTGATTTTCAACCCGCAAAAGCAAAGGAAGTTTACGCATGAAGACCGATATAGTTCTTACCAGCATCTCTAAGCTGACCCGCATCCTGCAGGAGGGTGGGAGCGACCTGACTGAGCATGAAGTACTCTTCTGGCTGCGCGACCGGGGGTATCTGGTGGCCCACCATGGCGAACGATACAATGCTCCATCCGATTTATGCCTTGAACTCGGCTACATGGTTCATCACCGCACGTTTTCGGAGAGCTCCGGGGGTGGGGTGCTGATTGGATTAAGGCCGATGTTCACACAGGCCGGGTATACCCATATCCTCCCGAAACTCCAACGCTATTCAGACTCCCGCCATGATATACGCGATTGACTTTGAATGTTATTACGACAAAAAGGTGTCAATCACCACCCTGGGCATCCACCATTACCTGCACCACCCGGATTGCTCCATCTACCTCGTCTCGGTCTATTCGGCGGAGGCGGGGTTCTCCTACGTTGGTAAACCGGAAAATCTGGACTGGTATCAATTCTACGGCCACACTTTTGTCGCGCACAATGCCCGATTCGACCGAGCGTGTTTTGAGCGCTTGCGCGAGTTGGGAATTGTCCCGGCTGATATGCAAGTTTCGTGGGAATGCACCGCAGATATGGTAAGTGCGCTGAGTTATGGCCGCTCTCTGAAAGACGCAGTAGAAAGCGTGTTCGGCGTGATTGTAAGCAAGGACACCCGGGCTGACATGTGCGGTAAAACGTGGGAGGATGCCGTCAGACTCGGAATAGCTCAACGTCTGGGCGAGTATTGCCTCAAGGACAGTTGGTACGCCTACCACCTGTGGAATAAACTTTCTACGCTGTGGAGTGAAAAAGAACGCTGCCTTTCCGCTCATACCCGAGATATGGCAGACTACGGCATCTGCATCGACCGGAAACTTCTCGATGAGGGACTGGAAAAACTGACGGAAGTCATGTTAGATGCGGCAGACCTTATTCCGTGGAAAGATGAAGCTCCGCTTCTTTCACCAAAAGCATTGCGAAACGCCTGTGCTCAGGCAGACATTCCGGCTCCCAGCTCTCTGGCTGAGGACAGCCCGGAATGTGCCGAGTGGGAAGAAAAATACGGCAATCAATTCTCGTGGGTGGCGGCTATGCGCGACTACCGTAAGGCTAACACGCTCTACAAGAAACTGACCACCCTGCGCAACCAACTCCGTGCTGATTCCACCTTTGCTTATGGGCTCAAATACTTTGGGGCTCACACAGGTAGATGGTCCGGGGATGCCGGCTTCAATATACAAAATATGCCCCGCAGTTCTATGTTTGGCGTGGATCTGCGTAAGATGATTATCCCCCGACCGGGGTATAAGTACATCATCTCTGACTTGGCACAAATTGAAAACCGCATTATAGCGTGGCTTTCCGGGGATAATGCCATGATGGACCAGCTTGCATTGGGCTACAGTATGTACGAGGCTCATGCTCGGGCTACCATGGGCTATACCGCCCCAGAGCCGCTCAAGCAAAAGAACCCCGATTTATACCGTCTGGCCAAAGCAAGAGTCTTAGGCTTAGGTTATGGCGCAGGTGCTGCCGTGTTCGTGAGAATTGCAAAAACGCTGGCCGGACTGGATATAACACCACAACAGGCGCAGCGTGTGGTGAGCGAGTTCCGGGCAGCTAACCGTCTTATCACCGCTTTGTGGTCAAAGCTGGAAATGGCATTGTCTGCGAGCGTGGGCCATGACTTCATCATGCCGCTGCCCTCCGGGCGCAAGTTGTACTACCACAATGTAGGTAGAACGCCCAAAGGCTTGTCGGCCATCGTTCAGGGGAAACGCATCAACTTGTTCGGAGGCAAGCTGGCAGAGAACCTCGCAAGCGCTACGGCTCGTGATGTCCTGGGGAAAATCTTGCTGAACTTGGAAGCTGCCGGGTATCAGGTAGTGATGCACATCCATGATGAAGTGGTCGTGGAAGTCCCGGCTGCTAATGTTGACAACGCCGCCTTAGATATACACCGCATCATGACGACCACACCAGCTTGGCTGGAGGGGTTACCCCTCGCGGCTGAAACCTTTATCTCTGACCATTACACAAAATGAACTCGATTGATTGGAACGCAGTACGCGCCTATTACCTCGAATGCCGTAGCTACAAGCTCACGGCTGAGAGATTTGAGCTTTCGATGGTGCAAGTTAAGAACCGTGCAATACGCGGGAATTGGAAATCTGATACCTCAGAGGTATCAAATCCTGCTACCTGCGCTACCTCGGAGGTATCAAATCCTGCTACCTCTGCTACCCCGGAGGTATCAAATCCTGCTACCTGCGCTACCTCGGAGGTATCAAATCCTGCTACCTCTGCTACCTCGGAGGTATCAAATCCTGCTACCTCTGCTACCTCGGAGGTATCAAATCATGCTACCTCTGCTACCTCGGAGGTATCAAATCATGCTACCTCTGCTACCTCGGAGGTATCAAATCATGCTACTTCTGTTCGGCTCCCCATGTTGCCGAATCTGACCGCTCATGTGGTGGAGTTCGGCAAGCCCTGGGAAACAGCGATTGCTCCCCACGATTCATTCCCGGACAAGGCTGCATACCACGCGCACATCAGCTCCCCCGCTACAAAAGATTGCCTGTTTTCGGGCATCCGTGGCATCAACGCGAATAATCGAGTATGCCGGAATAACCCTGCTGCAGCTCTGATTGCCGTGGTGGCTGATTACGATGCCAAGATTTCAGACAAGCGCCGAGCTACCCAGCTCAGCAAGATGTCCTACAAGCCGAACTTCATATCAACTTCATATTCAGGAGGTACGCACGCTATATGGCTTTTGGAATGCCCTATCCCGATTTTACCGGGTGGAGATTTTGAGCAGATTCTCTTTGACCTCATTAAAAAGGAGCTCAAGCTGGCCACCGCATTCGGCCCACTCGACCAAAACGCATTCTACAATTCTTCCCAGTATTACCATGTCGGATGGGAATGGAGACAGCTTCATACCACGCCCATCCCGGAAGCCCGTTGCCTCCGCTGGTTCAATGCTGCTATGAATAAGCACCGCATGGGCAACAGCTCGGGTGTGATTGTTCCGTTGGAGCGCGTGCGTGACGAAATGAAAACTCGTTTCCCCGGTCGCTGGCAGGGTGAGTTCGAATTGGGCTCCCGTGGTTGCCGCTTCTGGGACAGCTCAGCAGACAACCATTCCGCAGCTATTGTGACCGAGCGTGGTATGGTCTGCTTCACCGGGCCATTCCCTTTTCAGTCATGGCAGGACATCTTTGGTCAGGGCTTCATCGAGCAGTACATGGATGACCGTATTGGGCAAGTGCTCAGGGAGTTCTATTGCATTGGCAACAATTTCTATGTGCTTACGGATAGCGTGTCCCCGGATGGCTCGCTGCATTTTGCGTGGACGATGCAAAATCGCATGAATGTTGAGACCCGCTTGGCCAAGAGATTCGGATTCAGCACGAAAACGGAAAAGGATGACCCCCAGAGTGAGGTCAAGGATATGCTCGGTGAAATCATGGAGCGTAATACGCTGGAGGCTGCTGTGCCGCTTATTTACCGGGAACCCGGAAAGACGTTGCTCTACGGAAAGCCGGTGCTCAATACAAGTTTCCTGAAAGTCTATCCTCCCGACATGGAAAAAGGCAAGTCCTGGGGCGATGGCTTTTCTTGGATTGCCCAGTTCATGGAGGGACTTTTCCCGGACATTATTCAGCGCGAGAAGTTTATGGCTGCTTGGGCTTATGCTTACCGCAATGCATACCTCGGAGAACCGAAAAATGGCCATACTATCTTTATAGCCGGAGGCCGAGGTGTAGGTAAGAACTTTCTGACGGAGTGCTTGTACGGTGCCAGCATGGGGGGATATTCTGATGCATCCGACTATGTGTTGGGCTCGACACGTTTTAATTCCCGCCTTTTTGAGGTGGGCGTATGGACGTGCAATGATACCGTGACCAAGGGCAATAATCAGGAGCGCAGCATATTTTCCAAGTTCCTTAAAAAACTAGCAGCCAACCGTCAGCATGTTTTTGAAGGTAAGTTCAAGGATTCGCTGACCATGGATTGGCAAGGGCGTATTCTCGTCACGCTGAATACTGACCCCATGAGCTTGGCTATCTTACCCGACATTGATATCAACAATGCCGATAAAATCAGCTTGTTCAAGGCTTCTGATAAAGTGCTGGACGACAAGGATGCCGCTCGTCACGCACGCGAGGAGATGGGGGCTCTTTGCGCTTTCTTGTTGAACTGGGAGTTCCCGGAACATTGTATTGGTGACGCACGCTGGGGGGTGAAGAATTATCTCCATCCAGAGCTGGCCGTTGAGGCAACTAATTCCGGCTCAACATCAGCGTTTGGTGAAATCCTGAGTCTTTATGTGCGCGATATGTTTGCCGCTGATCCGAAGCTGGAGCGGCTGGAGGGCTCAGCTACATGGTTTTTGCAGCAGATGCTCAGTTCAGATGCCATTAAGGAAATGCTGCGCGGTACAGTCACGGCTCATTCCATCGGCAAGAATATGGGAGCATTGGCTGCATCCGGCTCGTTTCCGCTGCGCTACCAGCGCTGCCATTCCGGGCGGGTATGGTGGATTACACGCGCTGAGTTCGAGAGCTATTCAAACAACAACAGGGAGGAGAACTATCTCGATGAAGAATGCCCATTCTAAGCAGCCTGAAAAGGCGTTCACTATGTACTCGGGTAACGTGACATGTTCCCCGGCGTGTCATTTCAAAAATCAAATGTCACGGCAACATGTCACGGCTGGATGCATTGATTCTAAGCGGGTAACAAGTGGCGTGTCATTTAAGTCATTTATTTCTCGAAAATCAATGTGTGTGAGAATAAAAAAACACGGTTTTAGAAAATGTGAATTTTTTATTTTGTATATAGGGGGAATATTTTTTGGAAATGTCACGTGTCACATGACACGCCTGGCAGCTTATACTCTCAACCACCAGAAAGGAGTCCGCTTATGAGCCACGATGACTACGCTTCACGCGAATCCGTCCGGAATCGCGCCTATCGCTCCGCCTATGAGTCCGCAGAGACCAAGAAATGGATGGAGTCACTTTCACCCGAATCTCTGGCACGCGCCCAGAAACTCGGTCTGCTGGAACCACGCCTTGATTGGGCTGTCAATGGTCACAGTATTGAGCAGCTTGTCGGTGACAACGAACCTCGTGAAGATGGCGGCTTTGACAAAGGGCCATTGTCTGTCGTGGAAAAGAAACGTCAGAAACACTCGCTGTCAGAATCGCCTACCGAGCATAACCGAAAATTGCTTCGGGCATTTTTACAGCGGAATGGGAATCCTCGCCTGACATGGGCTGCCATTCGCTATCTGCAAGGCCACGGTACGCTCCTGTCTCACGCCAGCTCGCTTGGCATGAGCAAGCAGGATTTTCACTACCACGTCCGGCAGCTCGAATCTCTCTTCGGTTTGCCTCCGTTATCCAATCAGCGCAGCGAAAAATCTCGCAACGCTAACCGACTCGGCCACCTGAGCCGTTCACTTCCCCTCAATTTTGACTTCGATTCCATAGAATATGACCACTAACTCACCAGAACTTTTCGAGAATCCTGCGACTACGGAATCTGCTTGTGTAGTCGACTACACAAGCAACTTTTCTCTTGCTCCTATTCAGGTCGCAGGTGTTGAGCTTACAGTCACCGGGCTTGTTGTACATGACGACAATCTTTCGTCTGCAGAGGCCAATAAGCTGTTCGCAACGGTGCTTTCCATGCACAAGTCCTGTAACTGGTTGCTTGGTGATACTCTGCTTTTACTGGATAAGAAGTGGGGCAATCAGCATACCGGGAGTAAATACGAGGAAGCAGCAAACATTACGGGGTACTCCATCAATACTCTGCGTATGATGGTGCGGGTATGCAAAGCTTTCCCTATCGACAAGCGTCATGCGAACCTCAGCTTCACCCACCATCAGGAAGCCGCTTGCATTAGCGGAGACTACGCCACGCGCGAATCCATGCTGACGGCGGCTTCTGAAAATAAGCAGTCAATCCGTGAGTTCCGTAAGACCGTGCGAGAACATAATGCCAAGCCTAAGCTCGATGAAAAAGGGCAGCCTATCCCGGAGCACATCGCTCACCCGGAGCTAGGCGAGAACACCGACCGTCCTTTCGGGCTAATCGACCTGCCGGAACGCGCTGCCCCCGGCGCTCCTCCGTTGTGGGATGCCCTGAAGTTCTCGGACTGGGTTGATAAGCAGGAACCGGAAACTTACACCGCCGAACAATGCGCCCAGGCTATCGAACTCACCGAAAATATCGCAGATTTCTATGAGCGCGTGAAATCTCGCCTCGAAGAGCTGGAAACGGCTCCGTGAGCGCCCCTACAACGTCTCAGCATAACCCAAATACGGACAATTTCGACATGAAACCACCAATTCACGCAGAATGCCGCCTCACACGACCTGAGAGCGCGTGCAACACCGAATCTAAGGAATCTATTTACGCGAGAGATTCGCGGCCACCCGTCTTTGGCAAGTCATAAAACCACGCACACCCTTTTTTCTCCATTCCCACTTTTTCTGCATCTGAGGAATCTTGAAAAAAGCTGATTCAGGTTGATGCTGACTGCGTGTAATGCGTTGATTCTTGTATCGGTTTGTAATCAGCAAGGCTTACGACTGGAACCCGCCCGGAAGTGGGAACGCCTAATCAAAAGCGTTCCCACTTCATTCCCTAAAACCAAAGAGATTTTATATGCCGACATGAGCATCCTCGTTCCCACTTGCTTTCGCTCTTTCCCGCCTACTGACATGTAGGCGATTTTGCTTATGTAAGGCGCTTACTGTGAATAAAAAAAGAGTAAAAAACTGCGTGACAAAAATCCGCGAATATGCTATACTAAAAGATACATAACCCACTAAAAAGCAATATGCAAGAGGTAATAAAATCAGCATGGCCGGGAGCCTTGGTAGATGCAGAAACACTACAATACGAGCTCTGGGGAGAAAATAAACAGCCGAGAGAGTGTCAGGTGGTTGTACACGACCCCGATTCATTCAACCGTGGCGGTATCACCGTCACATTCGGCAAGGCGAAAACGCACAATGGAGCCAACATGGCAAGAGTGATAGCCCTGCCGGATGGGCTTCGCAAGCTAGAATGGTACAGAGTCACCAAGGACTTCGAAATACAGCCTATCTCCACCATCATTCACCACTTCCCGGAAAACATGAAAGAGGAGTGGCTTTCCAATTTCCCCGAATAATCAACACAACACAGAATCCATGAGCAACGAATACACACCTGAACAGGAAGCCCGAGCCCAGAAAATCGCACTCCAGATAGCTGAGGAGCTGGCGGGCGGCTTGCAGAATATCATCGTCTGCACCGGGTGCAAGGATTTCCTTGCCCTGACAGCGGAACCTGAGAAGAAATACCTCGGCGGACTGGCATTCCGATACCCCCGCCGATTTGCAAGCAACCACTCCAACGAGGTACGCATTTTCGCCATGCAGGATGGAACCCGCAAGCTGGAATGGGGCTACGTCACGAAAGGGAAAGGATATCTTCCCCTCGAAACGGAAGAGGGCGTATCCCCGGAAAAGCTGGAGGAAGTCTGGTGGGAACACACCGCCTGCACCGTACGCCCGCCGTGGTTCGTGGAAGCATGCCGGATTAAGCTAAAGCTGGGGCGAACCGTTGTCACCCCTGGGGCAAACGAGGCATTTACGCACGAGGAAATCGCCAAGTGCATGAAGCGTCATTCCTACGGAGATTGGGGCGATTGCTGCGATGAAGACAAGAAGACTAACGATGCAGCACTTAACCCGAAGAATCCCTGCCGGGTGTTAAGCGTCTACAAGTTCGAAGATGGCCGAGTTCTCTGGGTCAATACGGAATGGGACAGAAGCGTAACAACTGCTCTATTGCCGGACGAATACTAATCAACCTCATCCCCGCCCCTGAACAGGGGCTTTCCTCGTATGTCGAATATCACCCCATCCCAAGCCGATACCGTTCTGGAGGTCAATCGCTCCAATGCCATTAAGCAAGCTGTAACCAAGGTAAAATCCAAGAAGCCGCTCACCAAAGCTGAGGTGGAGCTGCTACAGAGTATCGCCTACAGTTCCGGGCAAGGCGGCGACCCTACCATCACAGAGACAAGCACCGTGGTGGATTTGGCTGCTGCCCTGGGCGTGTCTCGCCGGAGTATCAGCAACTGGCGTAAGCTGGAGGGCGCACCTGTTCCGAAGCCCAACGGCAACCACGATGTATTGGCATGGCGGCGATTCATGCACGAGAAGCATTTGGATGGTTCGGAGCCCGGTGATGAAGAGGGACTGAAAATCCGTAAGCTCTTGGCAGAAATCAATGAACGGGAGTTCCGATTGGCGGTACGAAAGGGAGAGTATATTCTCAAAGATTTAGTGAGGGAAGCATGGCTGAGCCGCTGCGGTCGGGTGGTGAATCTACTGCGCTCCAAGTTTGAAAAAGAAATGCCGCCCCAGTTGGCCGGACTTACCGCTCCCGATATTCAGGAGTTACTCTCCAAAGCCATAGATGAGGTATTGATGGAATTGCACGAGGGGAAGCCGGAAAGCCTGA